CCATGGCATTGGATTAATGGGACCAGGATTTGTATTATGTTGATGACCATTATTTGCAGCTGCAGGAGGAGGTGCTGCTGGTAATTGTTGTTGTTGTGTAGCATTTTGAGCAGGTGGTTGCTGTCGTATGCCTGAGTCAGTAATACCAAACTCTTTTTTCTTTTTCTCAATCCTTCCACCCATTTCACCCACAGTAATAGTTCCATCACCATTAGAATCTAGTGGTGCATTACCACGATATGCTTCTGAAGGTGAGCTGTATAGTACAGTACTATCATCCTTACTAGCATAAGCAGGAGCAAATACAGTAGCATATAATTGACCAGCACTAGCACCCTTTGGTAACTTCCAGTAGTCAAAATACTTCTCAACATACTTCATCTGTTGTGCTCTTGTCATTGACTTGAGTGCTGCTTGTGTTGTACCAACTGCTGCCGCACTATCAGCACTGAACTGGATCAATCCAACAAATCCTTTTCCATTGTCTGATTTTGGATCTAATCCAGACTCAGATGCCATCAGTCCAAGCAAGTCACCTTCTTTAATTTGATATTTTTGTGATAGTCTAGTGACTTCTTGTAAGAACTCAGGATCATTACCTACTCTGTCTGCTGCAGTACCAGATAGTGTCACTCCCATTGCTCCACCACCAGGTGTTGCTGCTTGTGCGGGACCACCAAACAAACTACCAAGCATGCTACCAATGCCTCCTAGAAGACCACCCAGATCAAAACCACCAACAGATCCAGTCGATGCTTTCTGTGCTTGATCAACACCCTTACCAACGTCAGAACGAATAGAGAAATTAGATACACCAAACATTCTTTCTAATGGTGCTACTTCTTGTTCATAAAAAGACTTGATAGTTTCAGTGCCAACACCTGAAGTTTCTAATACTTTTCTAGAGATACCTAAGATGAATGGAGCAGCAGCAAGAGCACTATTTTCTACAGTAGATGTTTTATCTGTGACCTTTCTTCCCATAACAGATTCAAGATCAAAGATACTCTCTGGTCCTGCTTCTCCTGCCATGACACCACCCGATGCCATTTTTTCAGTGCCAGAAATGAAATTATTATAACCATCTCCCATCTTTTGAAAGATATTTCTATTGTCTCTACCTTGTAAGATCTGGACGGGGTTTTCTCCTGTACCATCCCAACCCGAAGAACGATATCTATCTTTATCCGATGATACTCCGATCTCTCCAAGAACATTATTGAGTCTATTTTTTCTTTCTTCTTGCATGTCAATGCCTCTTTGCTGAAGCATGCTTGAGTTACCTAACATTTCACCTGCTATAACAGGTAAACCAAGAGCAGGGATAGCACTCGCAGCACCAGTAGCAACGCCAAACATATTAGAGTACTGTTCTTCGCTGGTTAAAATTTCTCCTCTGTCTCTCTTTGCCTGAACCATTTTCTGGTACTCGGGATCATTCATATTGGCAAATCGAGTTCTGGTTGCATCAATGCCAGCAAGAGTTCCTAAACCAATCATTGCTCGACCGCCGAATCTACCAAGAGGACTCCTAGCTAGACCTCGTAAACCTCCTAGAGCACCATTAAATTTGCCACCAATTCTAGAACCAAGTCCAGAAAATCTAGAACCAAGTCTAGATGCATCACTAGCAGTGTCAGCAACTTTAGCAGCATTCTTTGCTTTGTTGCCACCAAACATGTTCCTCAAACCTTGTAAAGGTTTCTTATTCTTCATGAAGTTGTTGACTTGCTTCACTCCAGGAATCTTTTTAAGTTTTTGTTTAGTTAATCTTTTAATTGCTTGGAAAGTTCTCCTGGGATTTCTTATTCTCCTCCCAAGTTTTCTAAGCATTCTAAGTCTTCCTCTCCAGCGGTTTCCACCACCACCACCATCATCTTTCTTTCCTTTTTTTCCTCTACCCCATGAATATCCTGAAGTGCGAGTCATCCTTGACTGCGCTTCCATTCGTGATTCTTTTTGTGCAGCGTCTTCTTCCTCTCGCTGCTTAGCAATTACTTGTACTAATTTTTTCTGGAGATCATTATTATCTTCTTGTAGTTCATTATTCTCCTGAACATATTCACTGGTCTTTTTTGTAGTATTATTAGATATCTCAGAAATTTCTTCCAAGACTTCATACTTATTATTCAACCATCCATCAAAAGATTGTCCTAATCTCCCGAAAGCATCTGATACATTCTTACCTATGTTCTCACCACTACCTTCAGATTTTTCTTGAGATGCAGCACCAATAAAAGGTTTTACTCTCGCTGTAAACCTTTCGTCTTTACTTAATGCAGGGTCTTGATATGCTTGAGGACTCTTAGAAAATCTACCTTTAGTCCTAGCAATCTTATCGCCACCAAAATTAAATGCTGCTGCCTTCTTGAGGTAGAAGAAGTCATCTTTCTCTGCTCCTCCTGCTTCTCTATCTGCACGTCTCGCTCTCGCTGCAGCAGTAAAAGTAGAACCAATTCTACTACCCAACCCAGCAGCAACAGAATTCTTGCTTGAGCTGATGCCAGGAACTTTAATTACAGCGTACTTTTTTTCTTTAAATGTTACCTTAGATTCACTTGGAAGTGGTTCAGGATCTGGCGTTCCATCTTCATCTTCCTTATAAATGGACTCCAAAAGAGGATCCAGCATGTTCTCATCGAACCCTTTCTCCATGCGTTCGATGAGTTCGCCAAGACTTTTTTTCCTTTCTGGAGTAGGTTCAGGCATTAGCTTTCTTTTGGGTTTCCTCTTGTTCTTTAATCCACTGGTTGAGCATAGAGATATAAACCTCACGCTCCCATGGCATCATGTTGTCAATTTCATTCAAGCTATATTTATGGTGCTGCATCAAAGCAAAGTTTGTTTTATAATAGTTCGCCAAGTTATTATAAAACAAACTTATCCGAAAAAACTTTGCAGTCCTTCCAATTGATAGTCCGATTCGACACCAGTGTTTGGATTAGTAACCTTAAACTTATGTCTTAAGACAGGCATGGTCTCGAAGAATTTCTGTACCGATTCAAATTGCTTTTGAGTTAGAGACTCGATGAATTGAACAAACTCTTCCTTAGTTGTCGTAGATGAATCATAAACATCATCTCCTTCAAAAATCTGTTCGATACAATTAGCAACTAAATCAAATACTTCATCAACATTATCTAAGTTCTTACCAATCATAGTAAGATCAACAAATTGTTCTAGACCAGGGTATCTCATAATAATACCTAGGTTATCAGTCAACATAATTTTTTTGTCATGTCCTTCTGGAACTTCAACCTCAACTTCAGTTAAGTCAATAGTATAGTCTACCTTAGTCTCATTATCATCGTTGCAAGTGATTTTCATTTGCACTTCTTCTCCCACAGATACTGCACGGATGCGAAGGAACAAATACTCCAAGTCAAATGATGTTAGATCGTCAATTTTGATACGCGAGAGCACGCATGCCTTTACAATATCTTTTACTGCTTGCTTAACATCTTTTGGATCTTCACTTTCAGTAGCAAGAAGTAGAATTTTCTCTTCTCTTACTAGAAAAGGTCTGTACTTAATCTTTTTCTTAGTGGATGGCAACTCAAGTTCATAAGTTGGTGTAGTAATAGATGGTAATGCCATAATATTTTAATCCTATAGTTTTGCTTTGCTGATGTTGTTGTAAGAAACAACATGCTTAGAGTAGTAGAAGTTTGCTGTTTCTTTAGTTGCTTGTGATGCACCTGCAGATAGAGGAACAGAGTCGATAGAGTATGGAAATACATCTAGCAATGTATATGACATTGATGCTCTACTGTTAGCACCAAACTTTCCCTTCTCTGTTTTTGTGATAGTACACGAAGCGAGATAACTTTCTGGATACGAAAGTCTAACACTTCTATGTCTAGCAATGTTGTTTCCTTCATTTGCTCTATCTTTTTGTGAAGATAGGGACAATCCAGTATTGTTGGAAGGTTTGATTGCACCTACGTTAGCTGCTCCCTCTGTTCCCTGTGCATAATTGTATTCATTAAATATAGTACCATACCATAAGTTTAAAAACTTTAGTGGCGTCATATCTGCATCACAAATCCACCCCAATTGAAAGTCAGTAAAGATTCTAGTGTGAGGGTAGTTAACTTGTCCTTCTCCGAGATATCTACCAGTCATTTGACCAGTAGCAGCGGAGATGTTAGGAAGTTGTGCTTCATCACAAAAGTATTTTATAACCATACCTTTAGAATTCACAGAAGTCTTGAGAATGTTTCCACTCACAAGTCCCTCTTGATCACCAACCTTACTAGTAGATCCCCCCAATCCCAAGTCAAACCCGAACTCATTGAGACGAGTGACAAGTTTATTTGGCACTGATGCTTCACCCTCTTCGGATTTTACTCCTGTAGGAAAGACCCACTCTACATCATAATTATTGCTATAAGATAGACCGCCGTGAGCGGAGATCGTATCCATAAAGTGTTTTACTGACACGCTAAATAATTGAGGTGGTATATTTATATTTATGGCATATTCAGGGATTTATAAACCCAAGCATCCACAGAAGTATAAGGGTAATCCTACCCGTATCATTTATAGAAGTCTGCGGGAACGAAAGTTTATGCATTTCTGTGACATGAACACCTCCGTAGTTGAGTGGGGTAGCGAGGCAGCAATCATGCCTTATCGTCGTCCAACGG